ATGATTTCAACGTAGATTTCCTAGACCAGGACAAGCTCAAAGAGCAAGAAGACAAAATTAAATCTGGAGAAATAGTTTGCAGTATCAAAGATCCTGAGGACTGCGAAAGCTGTAGCGGTTAAGAGTAATTCTCTAAATTATCATAAAAGGCTTGGACTAACATCCTGGCCTTTTTTGTTAGGGAGTACCTTACCCTGTAGTTGTACTTGGTCTCATCTCTAAACAAGTGGTCTTCTAGCGTCTGAGACGGGGTGAGCTTGTCGTACACTTTGTAAATGTATTTCTCCTTCATTAATGGATATACGATGTGGTCCCCCATTCGCTTTTTATCCATCTTGTAGTTCTCAGAAGCATACTTTATAGTGAAGAAGTCAAGGTCATACGCCCACAGCATGAAGTTTAGCTCTTTTGGGAAGATATCTCTATTCTTGCAGAACTCTTGAAAGCTGTTTCTCAGGTTTTTAAGGTAGTTCTTTTTTATGTACCTTTGGTCTACAACAGAGAATTCTCTGAACATCTGTTTTTTTGAACTATAACTCATAGTAAAATGGATTTTGAAGAAAATAAAGACTTGTTTTTGCTTGAGGTTCAAAAGCTACACTTCAAACTAGATTCTTTAATCAAGCAGTACGGAATGGAGGATGTGGTGGTTAGCGTTATGATGACTGGTGTTGTTGACTTCGATGAGTATGAAGATCCAGTCATGAAGGCTATATACAGCTATTCCCTTGAAAGCAAAGAGTCTTTAGAGGAGGTGGTTGACTTTATTGTTCAGTCTTACGAAGGTAAGAAGAAAAGAGACGAACAGGGGTATGATTTAGATGATATATTAGGTGACTTAGGAATAAGCTTAAACTAATGAGAAATAAATCAAAAGATAAAGGGCTTGGCGATACGGTTGCTAGGTTCACCAGATCAACTGGCATACAAAAACTCGTAAAAGCAATGAATTCTGATTGCGGTTGCGAAGCCAGACAAGAAAAATTAAATAAAATGGTACCGTATGGAAGGAGTAATCAGAAAAATAGTAATAGGTAAGTCCCCAAAGGACGGGATGGCTTATTACGTGGGTATGAGGGCTGGAGAGTCCAAAGTGTCAGCCATAGTGTTTGACGAAGAGCATTTGTTTAGATACAATTTTGAGAGATATTTAGTTTACATCCAGCAAACGGATGGAAGCCAGGTATTGTGGAAGGCAATCTCTAATATGCCTTGTTTAATTGAATTTGATTGTAATTTCTAATGAAAACGTTTAACCTGTTTGTCGTTGAACTTGATAAAACGATAAACGACACCATAACCACGGACAGCGGTTTGGAGCTGTTCATAGATAATAGATTTAATGAGTTCGAAAATAGAGTCACGGAAGGGCCTGTCGTTGCGGTCCCGTTTAAATACGATACTGGCGTCAAAGTGGGTGACACTTTGTATTTCCATCATCTTGTTGTTGTTAACGACGGCCAGCCTCTTACTGGTGAAGATAACAACTACCTTGTTCGTTACGATCCTGTTCATGCAATTAACAATCAGGCAATTGCTTTCAAGTGTAAAGAGACTGGTGAAGTACATCCGTTGGAGGGTTGGAGTCTTCTCCATGGACTGGAGGATGACAAAGAGGAAGAGCAAGGCCTTATCCAAATTGTACAGCTGGAAGATAAAGCTGTCACGAAAGGTGTGGTCGCATATGATGGACCTGGGCTGGAAGAGCTGGGAGTAAAAGTTGGTGATGTGGTTGGGTTTAAAGAGAACCGAGACTACAGGCTAAACGTAGACGGAAAAGAGTGCTATCGAGTTAGGACTGAAGACTTGATGTATGTCGAAGCGTAAATTCACTACGATTAGTGCCTCAGAGCGGCTTATGGAGAGCATGGAGGTCGCTATTAACAATATGATTGAAGAGGTAAAGAAGCCTGTCGATCCTGAAGCTGGTGGGTCTGCTCGCAAAGCAGAACTACAGTCCATTAAGCAAACAGCCATTGATTGCAAAGAGCTTCTAATTGAAAGACAGAAGCTTGAGCAGATGGTCAAGGAATTAAGGGAAAATGGGGAAATCGAACAAGAAAAAGATTACTCAGGCGGATTCGCTGAGCGATTCTCAAAGTAGCACAGGATTTTATAATTTTGAAGATTGTATTGACTATGAAGTCAAATACCATTTAAAAAGAAATAATCGTGGCAAAAAGAGACTACAAAAAAGAGTACAAAAAGTATGGGAAGAGTAAGGCTGCAAAGCTTTACAGGGCTATACTGAATCGTATCAACAACAGGAAGAAAAAGAACGGCCAGTCAAGCGTTGGTGATGGGATGGATGAATCTCATACAGGTGAGGACAAAAACAAAACCGTTAAGAAGCCTCAGTCTCAGAACAGGGCCAACAACAGACCAAGGACTAGGCATAGTCGTGCAAGATCTAACTGAATACCCATCAAACATTGACTACTATAGCGATGAATGGACTCATGACTGGTCTACCAATGTACCTGGCACCGTACATTTTAACCCATGTAACACGCCTAACCCACCGTGGTGGTGCGAAGAAAACGAACCCGTCCCAATCGAACCGAACGTTTTAATGGTTGTTGGAATGTTCATGTATGGAATTGCTCTCTTAGCTCAGCGGTCAGAGCAGCGAACTCATAATTCGTAGGTCATTGGTTCAAATCCAATAGGGAGCACATGGAAGGCGTAACCCATAAAACTTGTCCAAGGTGTAAGGAAGAGAAAGAGGCTTCTGAGTATTACAGAAGAAAGAACAGGGGATTAAAGTGCCTTAGTGGTTTTTGCAAAAAATGCACTTGTGATGAAAGAGTTGAAAGAGGCAGGGCGTTCAAGGCTAAATGCGTGGAGTACAAAGGAGGGTCTTGTGAGAGATGTGGGTACAGTGAGTCGTTGACAGCTTTAGAGTTTCATCATATAGACCCATCAAAGAAAGACTTTGGTATTGGTAAGCAGAGAAGAACTAAGTTTGACGAAGAGATTAGGAAAGAATTAGACAAATGCATACTTTTATGCGCAAACTGCCATAGGGAGGAGCATGAAAAAATGCACCTGTAGCATAACTGGATAATGCAACAGCCTTCTAAGCTGTCGATTAAGGGTTCGAGTCCCTTCAGGTGTACAATTAAATACAATGTCAGTTTTAATAGACATAGATGGATATAAGGATAAGGGGATTAAGATCGATCCTAACGGCACAGAGGGAAGTGTCGTCGAATCGAATGGGCTACTTATTTCGCTACCAAAGCAGCCGCCCAGATCGCAAATTCTCTTCAATGACTTACCAGAAGGCTTGCAGATGTGGCAGCGCCTTCCTATGCCTGAGGAACTGCAAAGGATTCGAAGTATGGATGAGTGGTTCGAGAAACCTGCCGAATTTCGAAAAAAGTTTAATCCTTACATCGAGCAGGAATTTCAGCGTCGCCGTGACGGTGTTTGGTTTTACAATAATGGGGAACCTACGTACATTACAGGGCGGCACTATATGTTTTTACAATGGTCTAAAATCGATGTCGGATATCCATCATACCTCGCATTCCAGAGAGACATCTTTCTGCATATGGCTGCTTGCGAGACTGATCCTCGTTGCCTCGGTCAGCTTTATACTAAGTGTCGTCGTTCTGGCTACACTAATATTTGTTCCGCTGTACTTGTTGACGAAGCTACGCAAGTTAAAGACAAGCTTCTTGGGATTCAGTCGAAGACTGGTAAAGACGCTCAGGAGAACATCTTCATGAAAAAAGTGGTGGCTATTTTTCGTAGCTACCCGTTCTTCTTTAAGCCCATCCAGGACGGTACCACCAACCCACGTATGGAGTTGGCGTTCCGTGAACCCTCTAAGCGTATCACGAAGAACAACAAAACCTCGTACAAGGGGGATGCTCTCAACACGGTCATCAACTGGAAGAATACGACGAACAACGCATACGATGGTGAGAAGCTCCACATCATGTACCTCGATGAGGCTGGTAAGTGGGAGAAGCCAAGCGATATCAGGGACGCATGGAGGATACAGCGAACCTGTCTTATTGTAGGTAGAAAGGTGGTTGGGAAGGCTTTAGTGGGGAGTACAGTAAACCCTATGGATAAGGGAGGCAAAGAGTATAAAGACCTGTGGAGAGACTCTCATCCTGGTGAGCGCAACGCTAACGGTAGGACACGATCAGGTTTATATCGCATATTCATCCCAGCTTACGATGCCCTAGAGGGCTTCTTTGACAAGTACGGGAATGCTGTTGTTGAGGACCCAAAACAAACGATAGAGGGGCTCGATGACGAGTACATTTATATGGGGAGCAGAACATATCTCAAGAATGAGCGGTCTAGCTTTAAGCATGATGCAGGCGAGCTAAACGAGATTACCAGGCAGTTCCCCTTTACTGAGGACGAGGCATTTAGGGATAGCATCGAGGGGAGCCTGTTCAACATTGGTAAGATATACGAGCAGATTGAGCATAATGAAGAGTTGTACCCAAACCCTGTAGTTAAGGGCAACTTTATGTGGAAAGACGGGGTACAGGATACGGAGGTTGTGTTCCGTCCTGACGCTCGTGACGGCAGATTTAAGGTAGCCTGGATGCCGCCAAAAGAAATCAGAAATAAGAAGCTTGTTGAGCGTGGCAAGATGATACCCCCAAACCCTCAGATCGGCGTTGGTGGGGTTGACTCGTATGATTTGGATGCCACCGTTGATGGGGGAGGGTCGAAAGGTGCTTTACACCTATATAATAAGTTCCATATGGAGCACCCATCAAATATGTTTGTTTTAGAATATGCCTCTCGACCCCCTCTCGCCAAGATATTCTATGAGGATGTACTTATGGCTGCTTATTTCTATGGGTATCCAATACTAATCGAGAACAACAAGTATGGGATCGCAAGGTACTTTGAATCAAGGGGTTACGACGGTTACTTAATGGACCGTCCAGAGCACTTGAAGTCGTCTGGTTCTGCCTCCGTAAAGACTAAGGGTATCCCATCTAACTCGCAAGATGTGATTCAAGCTCACGCCCATGCTATCGAGGCTTTCATTCACGAATATGTGGGGGTGAATAACGAAACTGGGGAGATGGGTAGGATGTATCTGAACAGTACGCTGGAGGACTGGATAGGGTTTAAAATCAACGACCGTACTAAGTTTGACCTTACCATCAGTTCAGGTTTAGCCCTTCTTGCGGCCCAAAAAGTTAAACAAGAAAAGCCCAAATCTAACTTCGATGAGCAGCGATTTTTTCGCAAATATACCGTGAGGGGATGATTGATTATATTTGCACAATATAAGACATCCGCTGATGTACC